GTCACGCAGACCAGGCAGATAAGCGAAAATTTCATCACATCCCTTGCCACGAACCAATTGAATATTAGGCTTGCCATCAGCAGTACCGAAATCCATGATAGTCATACGGTGAGATTCTGCTACACCACCATCTGGGTGAAGAACCTTATTACGTACTGTATCATCATATTGAGGTATATGCATAAACTCAAGGGTAATGCCATTGATGTCAGCAAGTTTAACAAATTGAGTCCTACGATACTCGCCCTTGCTACCAGCCTTGAGACCATCAAGACGATTGTACTCAAGAGCATTTGCACCAGCATATTTCTCAATTGCACGAGAAATAACCTTTAGACCATGCTCGCCAGTACCAATAACAAACCTACGAGAGTCTTGAGGAAGCTTTCCAACTGACAAGCTCAAGCAATAGTCAACCATTGTTTCGATGTTGAACTTATTGTAATAAAGAATGTTAGATGGAGAGATTTGCTCACGAAGACCCATACCTGCCTTGATTTCATACCCAGAGTCGCCAATGTTTGCATAGCTACCATCAGGCTGACGGTTGGACTTACCAAACATAAGCAGCCTAGCCTTTTCTCTACGAGTTTGCCTACGAAGTTCCCAGTCGAGGCGATTCAACCAAGTAGTAAATGGCTTACCATTTTTACCAGGAGTACCAAATACAATTGGGTTGTTTTCCTTAGCATTAATCATATTGCCAGGAACGAGATGTTTCTTGCGAATGAAAGAAAGCCTATTACCCATTCTAAATGGAGAGCTGAAGCTTATGTCAGATCCATCCTTAGAAAGAGTTTGTTCAGCAAGAGAGTATTCAATACTCCAACGGCTGCCAGGAGTTCTTTCTTCTACTGGAAGAGACAATTCTGGGTCGCCAGTCAAAAGCTCACCTTCATAAACAAAATAAGTACCACGCTGCTCACCTTCGCTACGAAGAAGAACCTTGTAAGTATCTGGATCTTGTCCAACAATTACATGTTGTTTGAAGAAATACTTTTCTGGAAACCACATCAAGAATCGAGAGTGATACTTACCAACCTCATCGCTATCAGCATAAGTGTTACCACTTAAGTCAGTTATCTTAACGAGAGGAATATTCTTTTCTTCGGCTCCTTGAAGCAGCCATTCAAATTCTTTTTCACCATCCTCTACAGTATGAACTGGGAATTGTTCAAGGTAAGAGAGAAGGTCTTCTCCTAGGTCTAGATATTCCAGCCTAGAAATATAATTACTAATCAATTCTGGTTGTTCTCCAAACAGAGCACCAAGGTGATTACGGGTAGTCAGCCCAGACCAATCCTTGCCTTCCACTCTTATGTTCGGAAATGCGTTACGTCCTACACTCATCTTTTTATATATTTACAAAATTAAAGTTCTATTATCTTGATCCATTTAAGAAATCCCTGATGCCAGTAATCGTATCAGGATCAGATACATTACGTGGAACTGACCTCTTGGTCTTATTAACATCTAGGTTTCTTGCAGCCTTTTCTAATTCAGCAATAGCTGCCTTCTTGCCACCTTTACTTAATACTGAAAAATCACTAAACCCATTAGTAACTTCAAACAGATAATTTAAGTATAGTTCAAATTCCTGCGGATGCTTAGACCTGTAATAAGCAATCTTATTTACTGGATTACCATTTTGATCTGTAGCAACGGCAGTCGAAAGATTTGTGATAATCTTCTGCTTGATAGTTTTTGTGACTTTAAGCCCAGGAATTATCTCATCAGCAGCCTCAAGCTTCTTGTCAAACTCTTCCCAGTATTTACGAAGCTGCTCCTGATACTCCTCCTCCTGGCGTTTAGCAGCCTCAATAGCCTTGGCTTCTTCTTCCTCTACAAGAGCTTTTAGCTCAGTAATATTAGACAGCGCCTCCGCTTCTAATTCGCCAATGTCAGACAAGCGCTCAATATTCTGCTCTATCTTCTTGTCAGAAAATCTGGTTGTTTTCTTGAAGTACTTACGAACAATCTCTTTCTGAAGCTCTTCATTATTGATTATGTCTGATTCTTTTATAGTAGACACGTTGAGCTTCTCTTTGTTTAATTCAAGTAGTTTTTCTAAAGGTACTCCAACCTCATAACCATCAATAATCTTTTTTACATCTTCTGGTAGAGATTCTTTATAAGCTTCAATGCCACTATGAATTTCTTTATTCATCGCCTCTTTAAGCCCCTCGGCA